GCTAACGCTGGTTTGGTCGAAGGCATGAAAGGCTTGTTTAACCCCACCGACACCATCAGCAAGCAGTTCAAGAACGGCATGATGGGCACTGGCGTGTTGGGCTTTGACGAAGTCAACATGTCTCAGTCAATCAAGCAACACACCACCGGCACACGTGCTGCCACTGGCAACACCACCGGCGCTGCTGTCACAACTGAAGGTGCATCTACTCTGACATTGACTGTCGGTTCTGGTGAAACCATCGCTGTTGGTGACGTGTTTACGATTGCGGATTGCTACGCTGTGAACCCACAAACCCGTGAATCCACTGGTTCGTTGTTCCAGTTCGTGGCTTTGGCATCTTCAACGGTGACTACAACCGCTACCGTGACCGTGGCTCCTATGTACTCTGCTAACCATGCTTTGGCCACCATGCTGACTTTGCCTGCTAACAGCAAAGCAGTTGTGTTCACAGGCACTGCCAGCACTCAGTACCCACAAAACTTGATCTACCACAAAGACGCGATCACTTTTGCGACCGCCGACTTGTTGTTGCCTCAAGGCGTTGATATGGCTGCTCGCGCAGTCCATAACGGTATCAGCTTGCGCGTTGTTCGTCAGTACGACATCAACAACGACCGTATGCCTTGCCGTATTGACGTTCTGTATGGCTTCAGCACAATCCGTCCACAAATGGCCTGCCGCATGTGGGGCTAATCAGTAACTTTTTTTTTGAAGGAAAAATATCATGGCATTACCTAATGGCGCAGGCGGTTACCAAGTTGGTGACGGCAATCTGACAGAAGCAGTGATGGGCGTTCAGACCATCCCCGCTACATTGACTGGTGACACCACATTAACTGCGGCTCAAGTTGCAGTTGGTTTGGTTGTTTGTAAAAAAGCTTCGGACGCTACATTGACAGTAACTCTGCCTACAGCAGCATTGCTTGATGCAGCTATCCCCAGCGCAAAAGTTGGCTCATCTTTTGAGTTGACAATTTGCAACGACAACAACTCAGGCGCGTCGTCTACCGTTCCTATCACTACAGGCACTGGTATTACGATTGTTGGCTCAGTCACTGTCCCACGTTTCGGTGCAAACACTTACCGTTTCGTAAAGACTGGCGACGCAGCTTACTCTGCATTTTTGATGTAAATTTGATTGGGGGCTTCGGCCCCCTTTCTTAAAGGAAAAATCATGCCTACGAACACAAAACCAATCGGCGTTGCTTATGAAGACCAGCAACTTGACGGCGCGGTTATGGGTAAAGCAGGTGGAACTGCGGGTTTTTACGGGGTCACGCCTGTAACTCAAGCAGCCGCCATTACTGCGGTTACCAATACTGCTACAGGAACTGAGTTGGCTACTGCCATTAACGCTCTTCGCGTTGCGCTGAAAAACATCGGCATCACTGCCTAAACCAACCCAAGGGGCCTAAACAGCCCCTTTTTAAATCATGTCTGTTATCTACATGTCTCACCCAATTCACGGCGCTAAAGTTGCAACCATGGAACTTGAAGCACTGGCAGATGAACAAAATGGCTGGGTACGATATACTTTAGACACGCCTGTTGAGGCGGCTCCTGTCGTCAACGAACTGGAAGTCAAACGTCGTCGTAGCCGATCACCAGAGGTGGTCGAACAAGGAGTTTAAACATGGCCACATACACTGCTGGCGATCAAATCAATAGAGCATTACGATTGCTTGGTGTGTTGGCTGAAGGTGAAACACCTTCTGCGTCCGTGTCCCAAGACGCTTTGATGGCGTTGAATCAGATGATTGATTCATGGAACACCGAGCGCCTTTCCGTATTCTGTACCCAAGACCAAGTGTTTACTTGGCCTGCCGGTGAGTTCATCCGCACTCTTGGCCCAACGGGCAATTTTGTAGGCTTGCGGCCCGTTTTATTGGATGACGCCACATATTTTCGCGATCCAGGCACCAACGTGTCGTTTGGCATTAAATTCATCAACCAACAACAGTACGACGGCATTGCGGTCAAAACTGTGACCAGCACATACCCCCAAGTGATTTTTGTGAATATGGGGTTTCCTGATGTCACAATGACCATTTACCCACGCCCTACGCGCGACTTGGAATGGCACTTTATCAGTGTGCAAAAACTGGCTGAACCAGCCACTTTGGTGACCAACATTTTGTTTCCACCAGGTTATTTGCGAGCGTTTACTTACAATTTGGCCATGGAAATTGCACCTGAGTTTGGCGTGGATCCAAGTCCACAAGTGCAACGTATTGCCATGACTTCCAAGCGTAACTTGAAACGCATCAACAATCCTGACGATGTGATGTCCATGCCTTACGCCATTGTGGCCACACGCCAACGGTTCAACATTTACGCCGGTAATTACTGATGCAAACCCCGATTCTTGGCTCCAGTTATGTTGCTCGCAGCATCAACGCTGCCGACAATCGCATGGTCAATTTGTATCCCGAGGCTACGCCAGACGGTGGCAAAACTGCGGCTTTTTTGACGCGTTGCCCTGGTTTGGAGCTTTTGCAAACCATTGGCACAGGCCCCATCCGTGCCTTATGGGCGCATCAGACCAACGGTTCGGACTTTTACGTGGTGTCCGGCAACGAAGTCTATAAGCTTGATGGCATGACCGCCGCGCCTACTTTTTTGGGCAACGTGACGGGCACGGGCCCCGTGTCTATTGCTGACAACGGAACCCAGCTTTTCTTTGCCTGCAACCCTGACAGCTACATCTACAACGAAGTCACCAACGTGTTTCAGCAGATCACTGACCCAGATTTCCCTGGTGCGGTGACTGTGGGCTACTTGGACGGCTATTTTGTGTTCAACGAACCAGACAGCCAAAAAGTATGGGTGACGTCTTTGTTGGACGGCCTGTCGGTCGATCCGTTGGATTTTGCCAGCACTGAGGGCTCACCCGACGGTTTGGTGGCCATCAACGTAGACCACCGCGAAGCATGGATGTTTGGCACCGACTCCATCGAAGTCTGGTACGACGCTGGCTTGGCCGATTTTCCGCTGACCCGCATCCAAGGTGCTTTTAACGAAATTGGTTGCGTGGCGGCGTTCTCAGTGGCCAAGCTGGACAACGGCTTGTTTTGGCTAGGCACCGATGCCCGTGGCCAAGGCATCGTCTACCGAGCCAACGGCTACACCGGCCAACGGGTATCCACTCACGCCATTGAGTATGCAATCGCTCAATACGGCAACATTTCAGACGCAATTGCGTACACCTACCAGCAAGAAGGCCACGCCTTTTATGTGCTGACATTCCCAACAGGCAATGCCACTTGGGTCTACGATGTGGCCACCCAAGCCTGGCATGAGCGGGCGGGTTGGTACAACGGTTCTTTTACCCGTCATCGGTCTAACTGCCAATGCAATTACGAAGGCAACACAATCGTTGGTGACTTTGAAAACGGCAACATTTACAAAATGACGTTGAATGTGTACGCCGACAACGACCAGCCTCAAAAATGGTTACGGTCGTGGAGAGCTTTGCCCAGCGGCCAGAACAACCTCAAACGTACTGCCCACCACAGTTTGCAACTGGATTGTGAATCTGGTACAGGCTTGGCCAACGGCCAAGGCGACGATCCACAGGTCATGTTGCGTTGGTCGGATGATGGTGGCCACACTTGGAGCAATGAGCATTGGTCACCCATGGGCAAGATCGGCGCGTACTACCAGCGTGTGTTCTGGCGTCGGTTGGGCATAACGCTTAAGTTGCGGGATAGAGTCTATGAAGTGTCTGGCACTGATCCAGTGAAAGTTGCCATCATGGGCGCTGAATTGATTCTGAGCCCGACCAATGCCTGAACAACTCAACATAACGAACCTACCCTCGTCGCGGGTCGAGTTCATCGACCCACGCACGGGCTTGATGTCACGGGAATGGTATCGGTTCTTTTTGAACATATTCACTTTGGTTGGTGGCGGCAACAACCAGACATCGCTTGACGATTTGCAACTTGTACCGCCTTTTGTGCCGTCTACCAGCGGTTCAGGTACGGTCACCTCGGTCGATGTATCGGGCGGCACAACAGGCTTGACCACTTCTGGCGGCCCAATCACAAGCAGTGGCACCATCACTCTTGGCGGCATATTAAATGTTGCCAATGGCGGCACAGGAGCCTCAACAGCGGCAGGCGCTCCCTTTGCGCTTAAAGGTGCCAACGCCGACATCACCAGTTTGTCTGGCCTTACTGGCCATATTAGTAGCCCGACCTACGTGCAATTTGGCAGTGGATCAGGCACTACACTGGCTGCTGGCCGTATGTGGTACAACGAAACCACGGGCTCGCTTAATTTTGGCATGGGCAACGGCAACATCACCCAGCAAGTGGGTGAAGAACTGTTTGTGTACGGCAAAGCATCCGCCGCCATCACAGACTCCCCACTTCAAATTGTTTACCACACAGGTACAGTAGGAGCCAGCGGAGTTGTTACCTTTGCCCCTACGATTGCAGGAATTACAAACGTAAACGACATCATTGGCGTAGCTACTGAATCTCTGGCGCTTAATGATTTTGGACGAATTACGGCGTTTGGTGTGGTGCGTAACATCACAACCAATGGCACTGCCTTTGGCGAAACTTGGGCCGACGATGATGTAATTTGGTACAACCCAGTGACCGGCAACCCTACCAAAGTTGAACCAGTTGCGCCCAACATTAAAGTGCAAATTGGCACTGTAATTACCGCAGGTTCTGGCGGTTCAGGGTCTTTTCAAGTTATTTTACGACCTGGCTCTATTTTTGGAGGCACCGACTCCAATGTGCAGTTTGGCACTTTGGCCAACAATGATTTGATCGCTTACGACAGTACCTTGGGCTATTGGAAAAACATCCCTGGCAGTTCGTATGGCACGGGCACAGTCACCTCAGTAGGGTTATCCCTACCTGCCATTTTTACGGTGTCGGGCTCGCCCGTCACAACCACAGGTACTTTGACTGCGGTGCTGGCCAGCCAGACGGCCAACTATTTCTTCGCTGCGCCCAACGGCTTGGCAGGCGCGCCAACTTTCCGCGCAATCGTGGCGGCGGATGTGCCCACGCTCAATCAAAACACCACAGGCACAGCGTCCAACGTCACAGGCATCGTGGCGGTGGCCAATGGTGGATCGGGGCAGGCTACGGCTCAATTGGCCATGAACACTTTTGCTGGCGCGGTTACCAGCGGTTCATACTTGAGAGGTAACGGCACCAATGTGGTAATGGATACCATCCAAGTTGCTGACGTACCTACCCTTAACCAAAACACCACTGGCACAGCGTCCAACGTCACAGGCATCGTGGCGGTGGCCAATGGTGGTACGGGTACGGCTACCCCCGCGCTGGTGGCGGGCACCAACGTCAGCATCACAGGCACTTGGCCAAACCAGACAATCAACTCAAGCAACCCTGGTGGCACGGTCACTTCGGTGGCTGCGTCTGTGCCGTCGTTTTTGTCGATCAGCGGCTCACCAATCACTTCGTCGGGCACCTTGGCCATCACCTACTCAGGAACGGCTTTGCCTGTGGCCAATGGTGGCACTGGCCAAACAACCGCCAGCGCAGCGTTCAACGCCTTGTCGCCCATCACCAGCACGGGCGACCTGATCATTGGCAACGGCACCAACAGCGCCACCAGGCTGGCCATTGGGGCCAACAACTACGTTTTGACGTCCAATGGCACCACGGCGGTTTGGGCGGTGGCTACGGGTAGCGGGGCAACGATCACCAACGACACGACCACGGCCACCAACGTATACCCTACGTTTGCTGCGGCCACATCAGGTTCGTTGGCCACGGTTTACACCAGTGATGCCAAGTTGCTGTACAAGCCGTCTACGGGCGAATTCTTGTCCCAGCAATTCAACGCGGGCAACGGAATTTACGTCAACAGCAAAACCGTTTCAACGAGTTACACTATAGCCACTGGAAATTCAGGCATGTCGGCTGGGCCGATCACCATTGCTAGCGGTAGGACAGTGACGGTTTCGTCAGGCTCCCGCTGGGTTGTTTTGTAAAAGGTGCTTCAATGACTGTAACCGCCAAAAATTTAGTTCCAGCCAAGACCGTTGAGGCAACGCAGACAACGCAATATATTGCCAATGGCGTGACCACGATCATCGACAAGTTCACAGCGACCAACTACAGTGGCTCATCGGCCACCATCAGCGTGAACTTGATCACGGCCACAGGCACCGCCAGCAACGACAACTTGATCGTCAAGCAACGCACCTTGGCCGCATCTGAGACTTACATCTTTCCTGAACTTGTTGGCCAGATATTGCCTTCTGGGGGATTTATATCCACAATCGCAGGTACAGCCAGCGCCATCAACATGCGCGTCAGCGGAAGGGAAGTCTCGTGAGTTTTATTGAACCTGAAGTCAAGCATCATTTTGGCGGCGGTGTTTACGCCAAAGAAACAATCATCCCTGCGGGCAAATGGTTGGTACAACACGCACACAAACATGATCATCTGTCTGTGCTGGCTAAAGGTTCAATCGAATTGATTGTTGACGGCGCACATTCAGAACTACACGCGCCAACTTGCCTCACAATTCAAGCTGGCAAACATCATGGGGTTCGGTCTTTGACGGATGTAATTTGGTACTGCATTCATGCAACGGATTGCACCGATGAAGACGAAGTTGATGAAACAATAATTGCACCTGTAGAACAAAAACAAGTGCGTAATATTGCTCAGTGTTTGAGCAAAGGAGTTTGATATGCCTTGGATGATACCCGCTGCAATTATTGGCAGTTCACTTTTAAGTTCTAGGGCCGCAAGTAAATCCGGTGACATACAAGCTGGTGCAACGGATCGCGCTGCACAACTTGAACGCCAAACTTCTCAAGAGCAATTAGCTCTTCAAAAGCGTATGTACGAGGAAGACATAGCTAGGCAAAAGCCTTTCTATGATGTGGGC